AATCAATACAGTCGTGCTGTCAGAATGGAACATGTCGTTGCAGATATGATCAAGCGTCAGGTCGAAGCTGGCTTTAGCTTTGACCTAGACAAAGCCGAAGCACTAGAAATGGAGCTGTTGATTGAGAAATCACAAATCGAAGATGAGATGCGAAGAATCTTTCCAGACAAGATCATTGTTAGACATTCTGAGAAAACAGGAAAGCGACTCAAGGATAAAGTCGAAGTCTTCAATCCAGGTTCTCGACAACAAATCGCAGAACGTCTTACAGAAAAGTATGGATGGGAGCCAAGTACCACCGACAAGGGAAACCCCAAGGTGGACCATGAAGTTCTATCTAACCTAGACTATCCTGAGGCCAAGACCCTGTGTAAATACTTTGATCTCATCAAACTAATGAGTCAGGTATCCGATTGGGTAGGTCGTGCCAAGGTAAGCCGTGACAAACGAATCCATTCATACATCAATACCCTTGGTGCTGTAACTGGTCGCATGTCAAGCAAGGAACCAAACATCCAGCAAGTACACTCTGATCCAAGAGCAAGAGCACTGTTTGTTCCTAGGACTGGTTGGGTACTGGTTGGCTCCGATCTCAAGGGTCTAGAGCTAAGAATGCTTGCACATTATCTGTATCCATTTGACAATGGTGCATATGCCAAGGAAGTCTGTGAGGGAGATATCCATACTCACAACCAAAAGGCTATGGAACTGGATTCTAGGAACACAGCCAAGACTGGTATCTATTGCTTCCTGTACGGTGGTGGTGATGAGAAGTTTGCAAAGACAATTGGTTCTTCTGTCTACAAGGCAAAGCAAACCAAAAACAAACTACTAAGCAACATTCCCGGACTCAAGAAGTTGATTGAGAATTGTCGATTTGATACCTTGGACAAAGGCTATGTCAAGCCATTCAACTGGCGTCCTGTCTATGTCCGTAAGGAACATGCTGCTTTGAATACCTTGCTACAATCTTCTGGCGCTCACATTGCCAAGGCTTGGGCTTGTGTTGCAGATCAAAGACTACGGATGGAGATTGGTCAAGATAAGTTTAATTGGGTTGCCTCGGTACATGACGAACTACAAGTAGAATGTCATCCCGATGTAGCTAACAAAGTCGGTAAGATCCTCTGCGAATCTGCAACCACTGCTGGTGAACTACTACGCAGCAATTGCAAGATCGAAGCAGAATTTAAAGTAGGTAACAACTGGTCGGAGACACACTAATGGCTAGAGACTATAAAGACGAGTACAAAAAGTTTCAATCATCAACTAAATCTAAAAAAGATCGTGCTCATCGAAATAAAGTAAGGCGTAAGGCTTTACGAGAAGAGCGTGTAGAGAAACACGATGGCAAGGACATTGACCATATAGATGGCAATCCCCGTAACAACTCCCCCAAGAACCTCCGGGTTGTAAGCAAGTCTAAGAATAGAGCCAAGAAATGACTGAATCAGTGTACTTTATGCGCCAAGTAAACGAGTTTATAGCTTCTAATCCCGATCATCCTGTGGTTGTAGACTACAATCGTGGTGAAATAGGACTAGGTTATATTATCCGTCACTGGCAGGAGATTCATGATGAGAATTATTCAGATTAGTGGTAAGGGTAGGGTGGGTAAAACCACCCTTGCCCATTTAATTGCCAAGTATTCATTTGATCTTGGCTATATTCCAGTAATGCTTCCGTTTGCAGATGGTATTAAGAAACTAGCTGCAGCACAAGGCATTACAAAAGAAAGTGACTCTTCGGCTTATCGAGATTTCTGTCAAAACATTGGTGCTACAAAGCGAGCAGAAGATCCAGATTTCTGGGTAACTAAAGCTTATGAAGCAATCCAAGAATACATGGTCAAGGAAATTGACAACAAGACAGCAAAGAAAACCAACTATGAGTATGTCATTATTCAAGATGATGTACGGTATATGAATGAACTTGCGTTTGGCCGTGAGCTTGTTGCAACTCAACTGTTCTTGTCGCAAGGTATTAGAAAATTAGAAGAGCATACAGCTTCTTGGAGAAACCACGAAAGCGAAGTCATGGCTAATCAGATTGAAGCTAATCTATTGATCCCAAGCAAACAAGCAGATGCTGAAGAACCATTTGATATTATCATCCAAAATGATGGAGATCTACAGGATCTAGAGTATATTGTAAAGAATGCTTTGGAATATTGGCTAGATCTTGGTTATCTTGAACTTGAGGAATACCATGAAAATGCCGACAACAGCGATTCTTGATGGAGATATCATTGCCTATAGGGCTGCCTTCTGGGCAGATGCCGAGGGCATAGAAGACCTACCAGGTCGTATCAATCAAGACATTAAGAACTGGACGCCGCAGGGTGTAGACACAATCTACATTGCCATGTCTTGTCCACGAACCAACAACTATAGGAGAATGTTTTGGCCAGCTTACAAGAAACACAGGGAGGATTTCAAGTCGCCAGAGTCAATGTCTGTTGCACTAGAGACTATCTACGATGTAGAGAATACAACGGTAAGGTGTGTCAACAACCTGGAAGCAGACGATCTTATTGGAATGCTGGTGTCATCAGGTCAGGCCGTGGGCATAACAGTAGACAAGGATCTCAGACAGATTCCTGGGTGGCACTGGAATCCAGACAAGGAATCAGAACCAGTCCTGGTATCTGGCGAAGAGGCCGATAAGTATTTCTACCAGCAATGGATGACTGGAGATACCACGGATAATATCTGGGGTCTTTGGAAGGTAGGTCCTGCCAAGGCTAAGAAGTTCCTAGATAACAATCCCAGAGAAGAGTGGGATCAAAAGATTATGAATATGTACCAAGAGGAAGACTGGGCTAAACGACCAGAAGATAAACGTCCTCTTGATATGTACCGTAAGGATTTTGCCCTAGCCCAAGCTAGGTGCGTTCGTATCCTTCGTCATGGTGATTATGACAAGGAAAGTAATACAATCAACCTGTGGTGTCCAAATAACCACGGAGTTAGAAACATTTTGGATTTAAGTAAGGGAGATATTCATGAGCAAGATATTTGAGGATTTCGTAGCAGTAGATAAGTACTGCCGATGGATACCCGAGAAGAACCGAAGAGAAACATGGGAAGAAGCTGTAGATAGATACTTTGATTATTTAATCAATAGGTTAGATCTTTCCAATAAAGTTCCTCTTGAAGAGATGCAGGAGATTGGTAAGATTAGGCAAGCTATGAAGGATCGTCAGGTCTTTGGATCTATGCGAGCCTTAATGACTGCTGGCCCAGCCTTGGATAAGGATGATGTAGCTGCCTATAACTGCTGCTATATTGCCGTCCAGTCTACTCAGGATCTATCTAATATTCTGTATACCCTAGCTTGTGGTACTGGTGTTGGATTCTCGGTTGAAAAGAAGAATGTTCAACAACTACCTACTGTCCATGATACAATCGTCAAAACAGATAGGTCTATTGTTGTAGAAGATTCTCGGGAAGGATGGGCAAATGCCTATAGGCAATTCATTGACCACCTGTATAACGGTCATCACCTAACTGTAGATACCAGTCAGATCCGTCCCTCAGGAGCCAGACTAAAGACCTTTGGTGGTCGAGCCTCTGGACCTGAGCCGTTTATCAGACTAATCAAGTTCACGGCAAATGTATTCTATGAGGCTCGGGGCCGAAAGCTAAAGCCCATTGAAGTACATGATCTTGTTTGTCAGATTGCCGACTCAATCATCTCTGGTGGTGTACGCCGCTCGGCTCTCATTAGTCTGTCGGACCTGTCTGATTACGAGATGGCACACGCCAAGAGTGGCCCTTGGTGGGAAAAGGAAGGTCATAGAGCCTTGGCTAATAACTCGGCTGTCTATGAATCCAAGCCGGATATGGGTTCTTTCATGCACGAATGGTCTTCATTGTACAATTCCCGTTCAGGTGAGCGTGGTATTTGCAATAGAGAAGCTATGAAGAACTTTGCAAAGCGGGCTGGTAGAAACACAGACTATGAGTTTGGAACTAATCCATGTTCTGAAATTATCCTTAGACCAAACCAATTCTGTAACCTATCAACAATTGCGGTTCGTCCAGATGACCAACCTCCACAACTAATTGATAAGATTAGATATGCAACAATCCTTGGAACATTGCAATCTGCACTAACAAACTTTACTTACTTTGCTTCAAACAATAACAGTTCCTTTAAGGATAACTGTGAAGAAGAAAGACTGTTGGGGGTTTCTTTGACAGGAATCTTTGACAATAACTTTACTAATGGTGGCAA